CTTTCTCACTACTTAATCAAGCATACAACAGATAATGTAGGTATCATAGCTCTTGAAGAAAACTGGCTCAAGACTGCTGATGGTTTAGTTTCTATTGAAGCTAATGATCGTTTGTATTTAGAAGAGAAACGAAAGCAATACACTGACGAGCAACTCACAGAATTATTTGATAGAGTTATTCAGAAAGATAAAGTATTTATCCATGCCCATCTCGGAGCTACAGATATTGACGAAATATTTTCTAAACTACGATACATGATTGTAGGCTGTGAATGTAAGTGGGTGGTTGTAGATCATTTACATATGTTAGTCAATCAACTTACAGAAACAGATGAACGTAGAGGTATAGATAATCTTATGAATCGTTTACGTTCTTTGGTTGAAGAGACTGGTGTTGGTATGTTTTTAGTATCACACTTACGAAGAGCAGCAGGTGATCGAGGACATGAGCAAGGGATTGAAGTATCTCTATCTCATCTCAAGGGATCTCAAGGTATATCACAGCTTTCCGATTGTGTAATTGCACTTGAGCGTAATCAACAAGCAGAAGACGAGGTTGAATCTAATACAACTAAAGTTCGTGTACTTAAATCTAGGTATACAGGAGATACCGGATTAGCTTGTAGCTTGCTTTATAATTCTGATACTGGTAGAATGAGTGAAGTAACAGATGAAATGACATTGGAAGATGCACCATTTTAGGAGACACTATGAAAGAAATTGTATTTGATATAGAAGCTAATGGTTTACAACCTAATAAGATTTGGTGTATTGTAGCTAAGCCTTTAGGTGAAGCTGTAGTTTCGTTTGGTCCTGATAAGATTGAAGAAGGTATAGAGTATTTAAAATCTGCTGACTCATTAATTGGTCACAACATTTTAGGTTTTGATTTACCTGTTATTAAAAAGTTATACGGAGTAGACTTAACTAAACATAAAATCAAAGATACTTTAGTTATGTCTAGATTATTTAATCCAGTACGTGAGAACGGGCACAGTCTAAAAACTTGGGGTTACATTATAGGTTTTCCAAAAGATGAACAGCCTGAAGATTGGGATTCGTTTTCTCAAGACATGCTTACATATTGTCAGAAAGATGTTGTCTTAAACGAGAAAGTTTATTTACGTTTACTCAAAGAAGGCGAGAACTTTGATGATGAGTCAGTCAATCTAGAGCATGGAGTTGCTACAGTTTTAAAAGATCAAGAGGACAACGGTTTTGAATTTAATCAAGAGTACGCAATGATGCTTGTTGCTCAACTCAAAGAACGTATGTTTAAGGTTGAGAAAGAAGTAAAAGAAGTGTTCCAACCTAAACTAGTTGACATCAAAAAAGTCTTTCCAAAATTAAAGAAGGACGGAACTTTATCAAAGTCAGGGCTGACAGCCGAAGAATATGAAAAGTTAATAGCCTCTGGAGATTACTTACCTTTTACAAGACAGAAGCTACAAGAGTTTAACTTAGGTTCTCGTAAACAGATAGGTGAATATCTTACAGACTTTGGTTGGAAACCTAATCGGTTTACTCCTACTGGTCAACCTATTGTAGATGAATCTTCTTTAGCTAAAGTTAAAAAGATTCCTGAAGCTAGATTGATAGCAGAGTTTCTGTTACTTCAAAAACGTATAGCTCAAATTGATTCATGGATACTGGCTGTTAAAGAAGACAACAGAGTACATGGATTTGTAATACCGAATGGTACAATCACTGGTCGTATGTCTCATCGTGCTCCTAATGTTGCACAAGTTCCGAGTGTTGTTAGTGAGTATGGTAAAGAATGTAGATCATGTTGGACAGTACGTGAAGGTTATAAATTAGTAGGTATAGATGCAAGTGGGTTAGAATTAAGAATGCTTGCACACTACATGGATGATAAGGAATACACAAATGAAGTTACAGAAGGAGATATACACACAGCTAATCAAAAAGCTGCAGGACTTAAATCAAGAGATCAGGCAAAGACATTCATCTATGCATTTATATACGGAGCAG